CAAGCAGGCGATTGGAACATCGTCATTTAACAGCGGTGTTGGCGCACTGTTTTTAAGCAAAACAAGTTCACGTTATCTTTTTGTACTTCGCAATGGCGCCAGGTATGATAGCATGTGGGCATTTGTTGGCGGCAAGGTTGAACCTACTGAGTCTGAATATGATGCACTACAACGTGAGATTCTTGAAGAAATAGGATTTACTCCCAATATTCTAAAAACTATCCCAGTAGAAAAGTTTACCAATACAAAAAATAACTTTACCTATAGCACATATGTCTGTGTTGTAGAGGAAGAATTTATACCCAAACTAAACAACGAACACAAAGGATATGCTTGGAGTAAACTAGATAGTTGGCCCAAGCCTCTACATCCTGGTGTGTTTACCACTTTTCAAATTGATGAAATTGTTGAAAAAATTAAAACTATTCAAAGTCTAATGTGCAATGGCACCTAGTCCTGCTAGGTTATAATATTGTAATATTGTTATTTCCTTGACATTAGAACACCACTGATATTCTTCGGGCATTAATCCTATGTCATTTGTGACATAATAAAATTCAACATCACTATATGTTTGGAATATTTTAGTGTTCTCTAGTGCAAACTTTGCGTTTGCACTTTCCATATTTGTTTTTTTATATGCAATATGCTCGCCTATGTAAATATTATCCAACGGATCACTATAGCATGTCATGCCAACCATAAACACTTGTTTATGTCCATCTGCACATGCAAGACGTAGAGCTAAATTACCTGCACTACCTGTATACATTTTAGGATACAAATGAAAACTGCCTGTATTTGCAAGTATATTTTTTACATTGCTGTACACAATGTTATCTTCGCTATAACCACTAGCAGCAATATCTGTGCAAATATCTTTGTTAAAAGCAATCAAAAATGTAGGGGCGAAATCTTTGTATAGCAAATTACATCCATAACTTTGGCCTACACTACGCACACCTCTTGCGCCGCCCACTTGCCCTTTAAGCGTTCTTAAATCAAATTTATGTCTAGATTTACTGTTGCCAATAACATGTGCAACGCCATCATGTTCGTCATTGGTAATGGTTTTTTCAACCCATGTCATGCTATTTGGATCGTTGCGTGTTTTCCAACTAGTATTTGCGCTTACCATCTCTCCCAAGTAGTCTGCGGTATAAAACCGACCTTGGGACATTAGATTCTTCCTACAACAACTTCAATTACGTCTGGCCCTGCGCCTATTTTGTTTTCCAGTGCTTTACCAATAACACAACCTGTTGGTGGATTGCTATCTTCAAGCCATGCTTCTGCATGTCCCGGAGTTGCGCTGCTTACCATTAAATCACCTTTGCGGATCTCACCAATTACTTTACAAGGCACACGCCCTTGCAAGCCTACAGCAACACTGTTTTCTAATTCACTGTTCATCAAGTATGCAGGATCTGTACTAACAATACCAGCAATACGCTTGTCTAAACGCTGTGTAGATTCTGTAACTTCTTCGTTGCCGCCAAATACAAGCACTGTGCCTGATTGATAGTTGCTATCAGCGGTGTAGCGTTCTGCCAAATCAGCATATTTTGCGCTGGAAGCAACACCAGTAAAGGCTGCACTTGTTAGTGTTCCAGTACTTGGATTATATAATAATCCACTGTCTTGCTTAACTGCTGTTAATGCACCACTTGTTGTAGCCGCAAAGTATAGTAAGAAGTCAGTGTTTGTACTAGTGTCTGCACTAATAGTTGCACCTGCTGCAGCAAATGATAAGTTGCCACTTGCATCTGTGACCATTGCTTGCCCAGAAGTTCCATCAGCGGCTGGTAACGTAAATGTTAAATTTGAACTTACTGTTGCTGGTGCTTGTAGGGCAACATAATGACTGCCATCTGAATCACCAAATCGCAAATCTGCTTGGTTATTAAGAGTAAGATTCTGTGTGCCTGTTAACTTTGCACTTTGAAATCCACCAGCAGTTGACCCATCATGTACTCTTAAAGTATCATTAGTAGTATCAACTGTAACTTCACCTAATGCGCCGGTGAAGGCATCATTTTCTGAACTACTTCCGCGACGTAATTGTACTTGTGTTGCCATAACTTAATCCTTTACTCCAGTAGTATTTATCTTTACGGTTTAGTGGGCCATGTCACATCGTCTAGTGATGTGGCACTGGTTGTAATATCACGCAATGCTTGTCTGTATGCTGTCATCTCACTGCTCATTGTTACATCAGCCAGAGCATAAAAATCTGTTTCTGCTATCAGTCTATCTCGTTCTATGCGTAATAGTTTCATAGGATGTGCATTTGTTAATTCAGTTAATTTTGCATTTACATTTGAGTATGTTAACACAACATCCGCTGGGTCTTTACTTAAAATTGCGCTGTTGTTACTATCTGCTCCAGTGATTTTGTAAACGTTATTTGCAAAATCAGTTGCGTTTTCTACTGTTCCATTGACGTACCACTGAGTGCCGGGTGCTAGTGCAGTCAGTGCGTCAAGTATATGTGGTGGTGGATGACTAATATCATCGTATAAAGGTGTTGTCATACTGCGTACTCCATAAGTTCTATTGCTCCATATTTAGGATAAGAGCTGCTATAAGTGATAGGATAAGTCGGGTCACCGTTCCAACATTTCACTTCAAAATAAAAGTAAACTGTGCCAGTGTGTGAGGCATACAAGGAGGTGCTTCTAAAAGAATCAATGCATGCGGTATCCCAGGTAAATCCCCAAGTGCCAGCAGTATTACCCCCATACCCAAGCGCACCCCATCCGTGTGCAGGCCCGTTGTCTAGTGCATCTGCTACATAGGTAGAGTTGTCAAGGCTAAGCCTCAGTCTTATTCCGGTACCGGATCCGCCAGTGCCAAGATATACAGGCAACCACCAATTAATTAGCAAATGACTACTGTTGTGTTGTTTTGTATAAGTGCATATGTTACTATCCGCTGCGGTATAAGAACCAGTTTCATCATCTCTGTTGATATCCAAGGTATAAAAAGTTGTAGTGGTTACTCCCACATGGGCGGTTGGCAAATCTCCAGTGGTCCAACTTGATGATCCAATTGGTGCTCCGGGGTAAATTACAGGCATTACGCTAGATACTCCCTTATGCTTATTGTTCCGTATTTTAGATGGCTTGAATGATATGTAATCCAATAAGTCGTATCTGTTGTCCAATTTGCTCGCTGAAAATAACAATACCAATTTCCAGTGTGTGCAGTTGTATTAGTGCTGTGTTGTAAATCAAACTGCCTGCTATCCCACATAAGTTTTGTAATTCTTGCTGCGTTGCCGCCGTATCCCATGAGTCCCCATCTGTGATTAGGACCATCAGCCTGTGCATCAATATAATATGTGCTGTTGTCCAAACTCCACTGGCATCTTACACCATTACCGCTGGATCCGGGAGTAATATAGCCAGGGAAACACGCTGACATTATGATGTAACTGTTTGAACTTTGTTTTTCAAATTGTAGTACATTGGTACTGCTTGTGGCTCTAGCACCGTTGTAATTTGTTCCATTAATGTTAAAGGTATACCAACTAGTTGAAGTACTAACTTCAGCAGCAGGCTGGCCTGTGCAATATAACTCTTCTCTAATAAGATTTGATGAACCAAGTATTGCCATTATCGTTGAATCTCATAAATTTGTGTTGTAGAATATTTGTAATAAGATGCACTGTAAGTGTTTGGATAGTATGTGTCTGAGCTCGCAACATAGAATTGATGCTGCAGCAATACCGTTCCTGTGTGGCCATGAATGTCTGTGCTTTGCTGTGCATCAGTAAACTGACTGTTATATTCCATTCTAATTATATCAGCAGTATTACCACCATATCCAGTAGCACCCCAGTAGTCTGCTGGGCCATTGCCCACACTGCTATCTGTAAAATAGTTAGATCCGTCGTCTAAACTGTAGAGCAGTCTAATACCCACTCCGCCGGCGCCAGTAGCAAGGTAACCAGGCATGTTCAAAACTACCTTAAGGTCACTATTGTCACTTAGTTTTGTAAACTTTAAAACACTGGCACCGCTGCTGTGTCTATCGCCTGTATAGCCAGTTTGCCCATAATTAAAAGTATGATACCCAGATGCGCCAGTGATTCCTCCCTGTGCAGCACCGTACCCACTGCAATAAGTTTGAACTTTGATAATGTTGTTATCACCGAACACTGCCATTTTATAAATCTTCTATTTTTGGTGTTGCCTCACTTGGGTCAACTTCGATGAGTGCAAATTTAAATACTTTACCAGATTTATTGTTATACAAGAACAAGTCTTCTTCACCTTCAACCACAGTGTAATTGCCTACGCCATTGTTCAAATTTAAATCGCTTGTGTAAATGTTTTGCCAACGCAGACTTGCACTGCCCAAGTCTCTAGTTCCATTTGCTTCTGGAAGAATACTACCAGTTACTGATAAGCCTCCAGATGTTGTTTCTACTTTCTTAACATCATTGTGGTATAACTCTACAGCACCGCCATCAACAAACTTTGCCATCTCATGCCCATCGGCACCATCAATGTTAAGCGTACCAAGGGCAGTAATGTGTCCGTCTGTAGCATCCCATTTAATAACGATGTCATTGCCACTGCCTACCCGTATCTCATCATTGTCTGCCATAGCAATGTTATTGCCGTTTGATGCCAAGTCTCCACCAAGTTGTGGAGTTGTATCCTCAACAACATTGCTTAGACCGCTGCCGCCGGCACTGACACTGAATGTTCCGTCACCATCTGCTGAAACCACTCCACTGCTTGAATTTGTAAGGCCACTTAGTTTAACACTTGTAATTGCATCATCTGGAATTTTAGCAGTTGTGACTGCATCATCTGGAATTTTAGCAGTTGTGACTGCATCATCTGCAATCTTAGCAGTAGTTACATTAGCATCAACAATAGCCGTCGAAGTAACAATACCTTGAACACTAATAGTTCCTAAATCCAAAGAACTAGTTGCTGAGCTTGTAACTACAGAGAGATCTTCAGTAACAGTGGCAGTGGCTGTTACAGCGTCAAAATCAGCATCTGAAGAAAACACACTATCGCCACTACTGCCAGCAATTTCTGAATCAACATATGCTTTTGTAGCAGCGTCCTGTGCAGAGGTTGGATCTGCCACAGTTGTAATACGATTAGATCCCATATTAATAGTTTGTGAACTATTAACTGTAACTCCGTTAAATGTTGATGTACCGTCAACAGAAAGTTGAGTTCCGTTTAAAAGTTGATAAGAATCGGATCTAAATCTTGATGTGATAACATTTGAGCCGCCTTTCTTATGTGCAAATTCTATAATACCATCTTCTGTGCCATCACTGGCATCTAAAATTTTACCAGTAATTTTAGCATATATAACTTCTTGGTCAGCATCATTTTCACCTTTGAACTTTATTTGTCCTAGGTAATCTGCATCTGCAACACTGCTACTGTTTCTTTTTAGAGTAAGCACAGGTGCTGCACTGCTTGAATCTTCAGTGGTGGTTATTAACAAACTATCATCTGTTGTTGTGGTAACAATGCTTAGTGTACCAGTAATACTACCATTACCAGTACCACTAAATGCATTGATAGTTGGATTTGTCAGTGTCTTGTTTGTGAGTGTTTGTGATCCTGTTAGTGTAGCAACTGTGCTGTCAATAGCAATGCTTATATTGTTGTCACTGACAGTAGTATCAATACCAGTGCCGCCTGCTATAGTTAGTGTTTGTCCAGTACTAAATGAATCGTTAGATCCACTGTCTGCTGCTAGTGTAAAACTAGATGTAACTGTAGCAAAACTTAGTGCTCCGCTTCCGTCTGTTTGTAAGAACTGGTTAGCACTGCCATCACTTGTAGGAAAAGTATATGCAGTGTTAATGGTCAATCCACCAACATGTAAAGCATGATGCGCACTAATGTTAATATCTGATGTAGAACCAGCACCTGAGTGAGTAGTACTAATAAACCTAAACGTATCAGTACTTTCGTCAAATATCAATGCAGCGTTTGTGTGACTGCCACGTTCAAATACAATACCTATATCATTTGCATTAGCACCAGTTTCACTACTATTGATGCGAATAAGAGAATCACTTATATTAGTTGCATCAAAATCAATCTGCGCTGCTTTAGGTCTAGTAAACGCCATATATACATTCCTTAATTAATTTACTGTATTTATCCGTTGTATGTAGTCAAAAAAATAGCACCCTAAGGTGCTATAATTTTTATATTTTTTTTCTTACATCATAAGTGCTAGTACTTCAATAACGCCTTCACCGCCGTCATTTGCTTCGATTGCTTTACCAATTACTGTACCCATTGCTGCTTCGTTGTTAGCCATTGCCATACCGTTGCCTGCACTTACCATCAAGTCACCTGCTGCAACTGGGCCTGTTACCTTACAAGGAACACGACCTGCTAGTGCAAGTGCAACACCTTCCTGTACACTGTTCATCAAGTATGCTGGATCAGTACTTACAATACCCGCAACTGCACGACAGTTTTCAATATCACATGCTGCCAGTTTGCCTTCGCCTGCAAAGTGTACTACAGTACCAGGAGCAATTTCCTCGTCTGCTGCGTACATCTCAGCCAAGTCAGCGTATTGTGCGCTTGTTGCTACACCTGAGAATACTGCACTTGAAAGTGTACCTGTACTTGGGTTATATAACAATCCACTGTCTTGTTTTACTGCAGTCAAAGCGCCACTAGTTGTGGCTGCAAAATACAGCAAAAAGTCAGTGTTTGTACTAGTATCAGCACTAATTGTTGCGCCTGCTGCTGCAAATGATAAGTTACCACTTGCGTCTGTTACCATTGCTTGACCTGATGTGCCATCTGTAGCCGGTAGTGTAAATGTTAAATTTGAGCCAACAGTTGCCGGAGCCTTAAGTGCAATGTAGTTACTGCCGTTACCACTTGCTTCTGCAAAACGCAGTGCTAGTTCGTTGTTGATGGTTTGACCAGCGGCTCCAATAGTAGCAATTTCATTGCCTGCTGCATCAAAGCGGATTGTATCATCATCAGAGCCTTCTTCAGTCTGAATCTGTGTATCACCGTCAAGATCTGTAATTGCTGTAACAGTAGTAGTTGTTGTAAACTTTCTACACTCAATTAAGTCGCCTGATGCAGGAGCAGTTGTAAATGTTAGTGTTACTCCACTTATACCATAAACAGTTGTTGGTTCTTGAACCACACCGTTAAGCATAACAAGTACGCCTGCAACTGTGTAACTGTCTGCACCAGTTAGCGTTGCAAGTGTAAATGCAGTTGTAGATCCATCACCATTAAATGTTTGTGATGTAGCAACTGTAAATGATGAACTAACACTTTCCCAACCTGAGTTATCATAATATTCAATACCGTGAGTAGTTGTATTATAACGGAACATACCAGTTACGGCAGTACCTGGACGCTGTGCTGTTGTACCACGAGCAAGTAGCATTGCGCCTGTGTCATTGATATCAAAGATTGCGTTAGCGTTTGGTGCTCCACCAATACCAACATTGTCTTGACTTGCGTCAACTGTGATCAATCCAGTATTACTGTCACCTTCCACAACAAAGTCAACGTTTGCACCTGCTTCGTTAATACGGATTGAACTTGTTGCTGTACCATCAATCTTTAGGATACCTGTGCCATTAGCAATAGTAGTATCTGTGCCATCATGATTAATAGTAAAGTCATTACCTGTACCAACACGCAAACTACCAGCATCAGCAATATCTACGTTACTACTAAATGAACCAGTTGTTGCACCACTTAGTGCGCCACTACTAATTGTAGCAGTTCCATCTGTTAGTGATCCACCTGTAACTGCACCATCACTACTAATGGCGCCATTGGCTTGAATAACACCAGCACTGCTGATTGTTACACCAGTTGAACCAAAGCCGCCGCCAATTGCTGCACTGGCTGCAGTAATAGCACCTGCAGTAAAGCCTGCGGCTGTAATTGTTAAGTCACCTGTGCTTGCACCTGTTGCTGTTGTTGTACCAACAATAAACACATCTGCACTTTCGTCCCACGCAAAGATTGCATTGTCGCCTGTTGAACCACGTTCAATAACAATACCACTATCGTTAGCGTTTGAACCTGCACCGTTGTTTAGTTCGATTAAGTTATCACTAACCACACTGTTTGTTGTTGAAATTGTAGTTGTAGTACCATTAACTGTAAGGTTACCTGTAACTGTGAGGTCTTGTCCAACTGTGACATTGTCTGGTAGACCAATTGTGATTGCTTGTCCACTTACACTGGTTTCAATTTCGTTTGATGTACCACTTATTGTAAGTGTTTGACTTGTAGAAACTGTACTAGCACTACCGCTATCTGCACCTATACCTAGTGTAAGGTCGATAGCACTTGTTTGTGAATCTACATATGCTTTAGTTGCTGCATCTTGTGCACCACTTGGATCTGCAACATTTGTTAGTGCGTTTGTGTTAAAGTCAACTGTTTGACCTGATGCAACATCAAATGTTCCACCAACAAACAGCGCACCTGCAACACCTGCACCACCGTCTACAATAAGTGCACCAGTTGTTACACTTGAAGAAGCAGTTGTTGCATCTACGTTAATAGCACCTGATGTTGTAACTGTAGCGGCTTGTATGCCTAATGCTTGAAAGTTTGCATATGCAGAAATACTTACGTTACCTGCAGTATCTCCATCTTCTGATCCTACGTTTGCAACAACAAATTTGTCTGCACTTTCGTCCCATAAAAATGCATAGTTATCGTCTGAACCGCGATTGATGAGTAGACCACTGTCTACACTAGCTGATCCACTTGCTTCTGCGCTAAGTGCAATAATTGCATCTTCAACACGGGTATTTGTTGTACTTACACTTGTTGTAGTACCGGAAACTGTTAGATTGCCTGAAACAGTAAAGTCACTGCCATATGTTAAGTTGTTGGCCAGTTTACCTGCTGTAATATTATTATCAGCAATTTTTGCTGTGGTTACAGCACTGTCCGTAATCTGATTAGTTTTAATTCTGGTCAATGCCATTTTATTTTTTCTCCGTCCAATCGCGATGTACGCTTATAGTGTATTTATTTAAGTTTGTACATTTGATAATCTAGTCGAAGAAATTTGCGCCAAAAAAAAATGCTGCGTTCTTGGGCGTTTAATGTAGTGTGATTAACATTTATGGACTTTTTTTATAAAGGATAATGTCTAACCTCAACAAGACAGAATGCTTGCAAACTTATTTATACATTAATGAAAGTCTACCCAGCCGCCGTTAGCATAGCCTTGAAATTTATGTGTTGTGCTGTTGTACACAACATCGCCGTTGCTTGGACTTAGTGCATTTCTTTGTGTAGTTGTATAACTGTTAAACTTGCTTGCTGGTTGTAGTGTGCTTCCACTAAAGAAATTACGCACTTGAATTTTGTCACCGTTTAATGGCGCTTCGTTAAATGTAAGTGTGGTTCCACTTACTGTATATGTGTTTGTGCTTTCTTGTACTGTACCGTTAATACTAACAATTAAACTTGCGGCACTGGCAGTTTGACTTAAACTAAATGCTGTTGTGCTATTGTCTCCATCAAACTCATCCAGTGTAACTGTACTGCCGCCAACATTGACCCAAGCACTTCCGTTGTAAACTTCCATTAAACTGGTACTGGTGTTGAAACGCATCATACCTGTTTGACCAGTTGGACGTTGGCCTGTTGTACCTATAGGAACAATAAGTCCACTGTTTGCATCAATAGCAACATAACCTGTGCCAGCAGGTTCAATAATTATTTCTTCGTTTGTAGTTGTAGTTTGTATTCTATTGTCAGTAAAAGTAAATGCACCTAGGTCGCCGCCTACACCAAAATCTCCTGTGTATCTTGCACCAGCAATGTAAACACTTTTGCCACTAAAACTAATACCATTGGGCAAGTTAGTACCAATAAAGTGTAGCACACCACTTTGATAGTCAAAGAACCATTCATCATCATTACCACTGCCTGTAGCAAACACTTGACTTCCGCCACTGGCTGCAGATCCTGCGTTACTGCTAGTGTGGATATAAACTTTAACTTGATATGTACTACCAAACTCTGGACTAACCCAATCTGTTTGTCCTGTTTTCCATGTTCTATTTGCAGCGGCAGTTGCATCATTAGTGGTTTCTATTGGTGCAGAAGTTGGATAAACTGTCAGTACACCTGCACTGCTTGCTGGCAATGTAGCAGGTATACTACTTGCTTGTTTTAAAACTTTATCGCCACGAAGCACAAGCGGTGATGCAATTGCTTCGTTAGGTGCTTTCTTTGCAGAGTTGGTGTCAGTTTTAGTTGCAGCATAACCTAGTTTTTTCCAAAGGTAGTCAACTTTTTGGGTATCTGAAATAGCCATTACGCAGCCTCTCCTATACTCAATGCACTAACACTTTGACCACTTGCTAGTGCAATACGGACCAGTACAACATTATTTCTAGCATTACTCATGTTCTCTGATCCCAGTGTCATTGTATAACCGCCGCTGAGTGCAGTGCTTGCTGCTATTCTATCTCCTGATGTAAATGCGCAACCATTACTTCCGTTACCACCATTGCCTGTATCACTACCTGGCTGTCCACTGCCTCCGTAGGTTGTACTACAATCTAACCAGCCATTAAGTCCACTACTGTTATCTATGCCTGTGCCCGGTGCTGCAATAAACACACCTGTAACTCCGTTACTTGTTATATTAATATCAAAGTTAGCAACACCTGTTCTACGGAATGCAAAAGTAAAGTACTGTGTACCTGTGTCACCGCTTCTATCTGGACCAGTTGGCAAGTAACCGCTTGAGTAGTCTGTAACATCATGCTTGATTACACCAAGTCTCACAGTTGCTTCTTTTGTGCCTGCTACGCCAGGATCACTTTGTTCTGTATACAAACTGTTTGTATAAAAGTTTGCACTACTGGAATAAGCAGGAGTGTTTGTAGTTGCTGCACTTAGATCAAAAATACGTTTTCCATCATCATCATATGTTGCACCAAGTGCATCTGCAACTGCAATTGCAATTTCACTTATGCCACTCTGTGCCGCTGTATGCACTTGTATTTTTCCATTCATGTCACTAGCGGAAACAACACCATTTACGTTTCTTGCACGAATTTGCAATCTCTGGATAGTACGCACACTGCTACTAGTAATAGGTACAGTTAAGTTTCCAATGGCATATGCACTGCTTGTGCCTGTGTTTACTTTGGGTATTCCACTACTCAACATTGTAGTGCTTCCATCAATGTTTGCATATGTATAGTCATTATTACTGGTTACGTTTGAACTTGTGCTTTCGTGATTAGTACCACCACTAATTCTAACAATTTCACTTGAGTTTGTGTATACTTGTCCTACAAGATCATTAATTGTTGTTCCACTTACTACAACTGTAGGTGATCCTGAGTTGTAATATGGTATGCCACTAATAAAACGTTTAGTACCTGCTGTGCCTTCTGCTACTGTACCAACACTACCAAAACTAGGTCTACTAGATGTTAAACTGTCTTTTACAAACTCTACTTTAGTGCTGTCGCCTGTGGTGCTATGACTAAGTTGCATGCTGTTCAAACCTACACTTAGTCCACTTACTGCTTTACTAATTCTTGCTTTGAATCCCGTGTAAAGTGCAGGATGATATATACTGCTTGCAAAACTAACAGTACTACCGCCTGCGTTAAGTAAATTATAATCACTTTCGCTGTCAATAATTAGGCTTGTGTAAGTACCACTGTCGTCACTTGCTGAAAATGCTTTTGCTCCATCTGCACTGCCGTTAATATTTGCAGTGAGTGTACCACTGTCTGCTCTATACGCGAACGTTGTTATAGGTCCTGCTACTGCAGTTCCGCTAACAACACGGTTTACATCTGCGCCTGCTGCTAGTACTGCGCCACCAGTGTTATCAGTAAATCCATGTGCTAGTTTAGGATTATCACCTGTGCTTGATACGTTAGGCAATGTTTTAGTGCTTAGTGCATCAGGTGCACCAATTGCACTATCGTAAACTTTTACAAGTTGTGTACCTGTTACAGGAAGTATTGAAGGATTTGCTGTTTGATGTCCTGCAAGTGTAAGTGTGAATGTATCTCTGCCTGTGCCACTATCTGTACTGCTCCCCCAAGTATGCTGCAATCTTGCACCGCTGGTACCGCCTGCTGCACTAATGGTTGCTATAGTATCTGCACTGGTTCCATCGCCCCAGTTCATAGTCCAGTTTGCTGTAGCACTGCCCATGTTAGTAGTTGTGTTTGCCATATACAAACTCTGACCTTCAATGACGTATAAGTCATTGCCAGTTAATGCACTACCGCCCGAACTTGCTCTAAACAAGTCAAACTGTGCAACAGGATTTGCTGTGAAAATTGTAATATAATCTGTTCTTGTGGTTGTTTCGGTGCTACCATCGCCACTACCACTTGCATTAAATGCTGTAACACTAACATCAAATGGACTACCGGTGTTGCTGCTATATGTATGTGTAGGTGTGCTATCTGTTAAATTGCTATCAGTTGTGCCATCGCCCCAGTTAACTGTGTACCTGTTTGGGTTGCCGTCTGCAGTAATAGTAAGTGTTGCTGCCGAACCTGCGCCGCCTGCTGTAATATTACTAGTAAATGCAACGTTACTTACTGCGGTACTATTAAGAACATTTTGTAAACTTTCATTAATACTGTCAATAGCATCTGTAACTTTTGTTGCGCTAGTAAACCCTTTAAACATTGCATCTGTTACTAGACTACCATCTGTAGGTGTAGACAATGTAGTAGTCATTCCAGTTGGTGATACGCCAGCAATCTGTGCATCTACATATGCTTTTAAACTTTGTTGTGTAGCAAGTGCAGTTGCACTATCGCTGCCCAGGTTGTCTTCGTCAAGTATGCTGCTTATTGCTACACCACTTTGTAGTGTAATACTGCCATCAATAGTAGTGTTTGCTCTAATATCAACAGTACCAGTGCCGTTAGCATCCAGTGTAAGGTTAGCATTACTTACTGTGCTTTCAATCTTATTACCTGCAATAGTAATTTGATCAAGAGCAAGCGTACCGCTAGTAATAGCAGTATTGCCTATGACATTTAATGTGCTTGAAGGACTTGCTGTTCCTATACCAATGCGACCATTGGAGTAGTCTACTACGAGTGTTGTAGTATTAAACGCTAAATTACTATCACGTTCTAAATTTGCTTTGAGAGCTCTGCCCCCAATACGACTTATAGCCATATCTACACTCCGCTATCCTGCGATCACCTACTAACGTCCGAGGTGACAGGGTTTATTAAGTGTATTTATGTCTAGTGTGTAGTACTATCGAATCCATGAATAACAACTACACTTTCGCTGCTACCAGGAGCACTTGTGAATGTAATAGTTGTACCACTTAGTGTGTAGGCAGTGGCTGGATTTTGATAAACGTTTCCTACTGCTACAACTACACGTTGCGCTTGGTTACTTGTAACACTTGTACTCATGGTAAACGCAGTTGTTGATCCATCACCTGTAAAACTGTCTTGTGTAATAGCAACGGCGCCTTCTTTACTGTATGCAACAAAAGCACTACCATCAAAATATTCCATCTTGCCAAGATCTGTATTGAAACGCATATCTCCGCTTCTTGAACTACTAGGTCTTTGTGCAGTAGTGCCTTTAGGAATTGAACTACCAGCATTTAGTGATCCTTTAATATTATCACCACCATCTGGTCTGCCTTTTGTTTTTACAAAGCCGGCCATTAGATTGTTACCGAACTAATTGTTGGCATAACACTAGATGCTGCACTAGCAACACATTGAATCATATCACCGTTGGATAGTACTAATTTTTCTAGGTTAACAACATAAGTATCTGCTGGATCAATAGTAATTGTTTTTATAATCTTATTTGTTGTTGCTGCACTAGCACCGTTTTGTACAACATAAACATCCAATGTTCTCGCACTAGCGTTTTCATTCATAAAAAACATACAAGTGATAGCAGTCGTTCCGCTACTTGTGTATACTGTTGTTGCGCTTGTGCCTATTGCGCCTGCTTGTGTAATCGCCAT